GCCACGACCGCAGCCAACGCTGAGCTTGGCCGTTGTCGTTGTACGTGTCCTGGCTGAAAGCGTAGATGAACCCCGTCTCCCAGTCGCCCACTAGCACTTGGCCGTTGAAATTGGCCTGGCAGTTGCTCCGGTGCCGCCGGTACTGCACGCCGTCCCAGTACGCCCGCTCATGCCACAGGCCGGTGGCAACGTCAAACACCCACGTAGCTTGCGCCGTCGGGAACGTCAACACGTAGAACGAGTGCCCGTCCTGCTGGTACGAATAGCCGATGGCGTCGTTCAGCACGGCGTACTGCTGGATCTGCCACTCCACAGCGTGCGTGCTAACGCGCTGGGCGTTGTAGCCTTGGTTGCGGTACACGATGCCGTTGCCGCGTGCGTCAGAGCCCAGCCAGAACACGCTGTTGTCGAGCTTGGCCACGCTGTACGGCGCAAGGCAACCGGTTTCCATAAACGCGCCCTCAATGCGCGCCAACGGGAAGTCTGCGGCCCCGGCGTTGTACCAGACCTCAACGGTGTTGTTGCCAAACAGCCAGACCTCGCGGTGGTCAACCATCAGCGACACGATGTTGTCGGGGTTACCCTCGGCGCTGGCAAAGTCCAGCGGGTCAATGGCGGTGCCGTCAAGCAGCGAAGTCACCCACACCCGCTGGCTGTCGGGCTCGTTGAACACGAAGTAGCTGTCCAGATAGCCCACGCTGACCGCGCCCGGGAAGTCGGGGTCGGTGACCTGCGCGAACACGCCCGTGTTGGCGTTGTAGACGAACGCATCGGGGTTGCACGCCACGAACAGTTGCACGCCGTTGTCGGCCATGCTCACCGGCCCGCTGCCGTTGATCAACCCCAGTTCCGTGATGGCGTAGTTGCCGTCCACGCGGTACAGCTTTCCGCCAGAGGCGACGTACAGGAAGTCGCCAAATTTCCACATGCCACGGATGGGGCCAGTGCCGACGATGGCCACCAGTTCCAGCCCCGGGCACCGCTGCAGGAACGCGGGCTCCTTGCCGCCCTCGGGCACCACCTCGGGGAACAGGTTGACGCACCTGTTCGCCGCAGCATTGACACTGCGGGCAACGTAGGCGGCTCCAAGGATAGGGGTTTTCATGCTTCCAGTGCTGCGACACGGGCGCGGAGGGACTGAATTTCAGCAATCAGCAACGGCACCAGCGCAGACACATCCATTTGTTGGTACTTGGGCGTGCCGTCTTCGTTGACGGCGTCTTTTTCGCCGGTCACGGAGTACGGAGCCACTGCTTGCGCCTCATGCGCCACTAGCATTGGACGCGATTGCGTCGCGCCTTTTATCCTTCCTATGTATACCTTCAGCGCGTCAATGGTTGCGCCGGAATTGTTGACGGGGCCAAAAATGTCTTTGGCGCGGTAATCTGAAGTCGTGTTGTAGGCAACTAAACCGCCGGCACGGTTGTAAGTAATGCTGCCGCGTCCGGTTGTACCATTTGCCTCGGTTCCAAAATAAATAAAATTATTGTCACCAGATGTTGCTGTATTGCCGCACGTAAGCGCGTAGTCGTTGACAAGGTCAGTGCGGGCTTCAATGGCTTTTCCGGACGCGCCATTTACTACCAGCTTTGGATTTCCTCCGTGCCCCGTTGATGTGGTGTTGATAAAGACATTTCCAGATGCGTCAATTCTGGCGCGCTCTGCGCCTCCGGTGTGCAAAGTCAAAGGAACGTAAGTCCCGGAGCCCGTTATTGCGCTGAGTACTCGCGCATCTGTTGAGGTCATTGCCAACACGGCAACCGCAGAATTCGTCGGGCTGCTGTTTGCAAAAACCGCAACGTTGGCTTCTGTTGACGAACCATTGGGCAACACAGAAACGCTTGTTGCGCCGTTCGTCGTACTTGTCTGAAACGCCACGCGGCTTGCAATCGTCGCGTTGCTGAAATCGCCCGTGATCCGCTGCGCAGTCCCGCTAAACGTAACGTTTCCACTGCTTACAGTCGGACCAACCAACGTCGGCGAATCCGCGAACACCGCAGCACCAGTGCCAGTCTCATCCGTCAGCGCAGCCCGCAGGTTTGCTGACGACGGCGTGGCAAAAAACGTCGCCATGCCAGATGCAAACAACGACGGCGAGGCCAGCATGCCGGTGAACGTGACTTGTTTTGTCACGCCGCCTTCCACGACGGGAAACGACGACGCGCCGTCAACGCTGGCGGCAACCGGCAGTTCAGAAATCTTTACGTTTGCCATCAGAAATTCCCCGTGAAGATATTGAACCGTTGATTGCGCCGACCCATGATGTTGTACGGCATAGCCAACAGGTCATCGGGGTTGTTGATGCGCTTGAGGTTGCGCTTCGAGGTCATGGCGATGCGCTGCACCGTGGGCGGGGCCTCAACGCCGAACTCGGCAGCGATCTCGCACGCGAGGTTGTACTTGAAGCACCGCAGGTAGCCCGGGGGAAACGCGAGCGTGGTGTTCAGCAGCGCGGGCTGCGCCAGTTCCTGCACGCTGACCAAGTGCCATTCCAGCGGCTTGGTAGGCACCGGGTACAGCGCCATGGTGATGTCGGGGTGCGTGTTGTTCACCCACATCATCTGCGGGTAGGTGGACGTCACCGTCTTCAGCGCGATGTTGTTGTACTGGTCCTGGTTGATGAAGTACACCCCGAACGACACGCCGCTTTCGGTGTCGCGGAAGTACGACGAGGTGTCCAGTTGCACCGGCCGCGTGCCAACAAAATCTCCGGTCGGCCCCAGTGTGCGGATGGCGTCGTTTGCGGGCCAAGTGAACACCTGATCCTGCGTGGAGTACACGGCCAGGCGCTCAGTGCTCCATGAGTCGAGCATCTGGTTCAGAGCCGCCAGCGCGTCCTGCGAGGTGGCGGCGGAGGGCGTTTCGCCCTCGGCAAGCTGGCCGATCAGCCGCAGTGCTGCGTTGATCTGGTCACCGGCTGTGGTGGACATCGGCAGACTCCCGTCGCCGCCTGCGCACGATCAGATCATTGACGGCAACAGGTGGCGTATCTTGCCCCGGAGTATACCTCTCCCACCCGTTTTGTTCGTCATGTTCGGCCTCCAGATCCATCGTGGCGATCTTGGTGCCGTGAATTTCGTGTCTCAGGTAGATGATGGGCACAGGTCGCCTCCGGGCCTGCGTCGCAGGTACATGTGATAGTTGCCGGGATACGCTTTGTCGGCGCTATGGTGCGTGATGTCCGCGTCGGGGATCAGCCAGATAGACCCGCCGCAGTCGTTCCAATTGCGGCTGAAAGAGTAATCCTCGCCGTACCAGATGCCTTTGTGCGCGCCGTGGTTGAACAGGTCAACGTGCGGCTTGTGCGCCTTGCCGTACATGAGGTGCGGGTACGCGCGCATGAACTTCTCGACTGCCGCCTCGGTCACGCGCAAAAACCCGGCAGGCACCCACTCTGCGTGGATAGCGCCGTCTGCCAGGCGCACGATGGGATGCCCGCCCGCGTCGGTGAACAGGCAGCCCATGTAGTCTTCTTCGTCCCGCTTGAAGCGGTACGTTCCGGCAACCACGTCGCCCTCTGTCTGGATGAGCTTCAGCAACGCTTCCGGCGGGAACGACACATCGTGGTCAAGGAAAATGATCTGATCCGCACCCGCATCCAGCGCCTTGCGCAGCATGACGTTGCGCGCTTGGCTGATGTAGGGGTTGCCGACTTCCATCACCATCTGGTGCGTGATGCCCGCCGCATCCAGTGCCGGTACGGCGGCTTCTATGGCCTCCAGAAGCGCCGAATGCGGGCGGGTAAGGGTGGGCACACACAAGACGACTTTCATTGCGTCACGGGCCTTTGTGCGGTGATCATAAGCTGGTGGTTGATGGACGGGCCGGCATGGCGAACCTCAAACCCGGCGTGCTCAACAAAGTCGATCAGCGTTTTGCGAACGAACCCGTACTTGTGCGCCATGTACGGATTGCTCTGCACCAGTCTGGCCATGCCGTAGTACATGTCCAGCCCCGTAACCGGGCCTGCTGGCGACTCGTAGACGACGGTGTTGTCGGGCTTGATGCCCTCCAGATCGGGCACCACAGCGATGAGAAAACCGCCCGGGATCAGCACGCGGTGCAGTTCGTTCAACGCTTGCACAATTTCGTGCGGCGGCATGTGTTCTAGCACATGCGAGCAGTATGCAATGTGGTATTGGCCAATGTCCCCCATGTCGGTCATGGGGGCAACAAAGTCAGGAGAAACGCCTAGGTCAATGTCCAGACGAGTCTCCTGACCCTGTATCCACTCGGGAAGCGGCTCTCGGCCGCATCCCGCATGAAGCACCTTGATCACGCAGCCTTGGCTAGGCCGAGAGCGGCCAGCGTGTTCATGATGTCAATCACGGCAGCCTTCAGCGTCGTGGTGACATCAGCAGACGACGCGGTGCCGACTGCTGAGGTAGCCACGGCAGCGGTGCGCTGCGTGATCGGCGTCGTGCCGTAGAACCCGACCTTGCCGGTGGCAGTGGGTTGCATCTGCACGGGCTGGCCGCTGCGGCCGACGTTGAGGGTTTCCTCGACGTTGCCGTCGCCCATCTGCTGGCCGTCGCCAATCTTGGGCGCTTCAAAGTTTGCGTTGGACATGATGTTCCTTTCTGGCGCTTAAGCGCCACCCTTCCACAGACCAATAGCCTGCAGCGTGTTCATGATCTCGATGACGGCGGCCTTGAGGGCAGTCGTCACGTCCGCGCTGCTGGCAGTGCCAACGGCGGACGTTGCTTGTGCTGCGTTGGAACGCTGCGTGACAGGCGTCGTGCCGTAGAACCCGACCTTGCCGCCGGCGCTGGGAGAGGCCCCCAGCGTGGCATCGTCAAGATCCTGGTCCGTGAACGCAACGCCGATGGGGCGCGTGAATGACATGGCATCACCCCCAGATCCGCACGCCCATCTGCGGGCGGATGACGCTGTACCCGTACAGGACGTCAATCCGGCACGGCATCCGGTCGTTGTTGATGTCGTACTGGCGCACGATCCGCATCGAGATCCCGTTGTGCACCTTGCGGGAGGCCATGTCCACGCCTTGCGGCAGGAGCAGGTCCGCCGTGGCAAAGGTGATGGCATCCTTGTGGTACACCAGGTTCTGCGGGTAGCCCGTCGAAGCCGCACCCAGGTAGGTGACGACATCGCTGGCGGCCGGCAGCTTGCTGACCGTGGCCAGAGCCTGCGTGGGCGCGT